TAGAGGTAGGCAGTTTTTTAGAAATGCCGCCAGCTTCCATACCTTTCATTCCGGCTTCTTTCATTTCATGCTTAAGCATGGATTTGGGAGCGCCCTTCTTTTTCATGAACGACACTTCCTTCTTCATCATTGCTTTGGACTCTTTCATTTACACAAACCTACCTTTCGTTTTACCTTTAGATGCGCAACCATCAGCACGTTTGGAGGCTGAAGACTTTACGACTCCACCCTTTTTCATCGGTTTGCCCTGCAACGCACTTTTTAAAGAAGCCATTTGCTTCATGTTATATTCCGGGCTAAAACCCGCCCCTGCTCCCATAGGTCTAACCTGCGGCATTCCCGGCGGCGCTACAGGCCGCCCTATACTAATTGGGCTGTCCCTCCTCATTTCCATGAGTTTTGCTAGCCCCGGCGGAACTGCCTTTTGCGGCATTTCAGGTTGCTGCGGCATTTGAGGTTGCTGCGGCATTGAAGGCTGTTTTGAAAATCTTCCAAATCGCATGATTACACCATCCTTCCACGGGTTTTACCCTTGGTAGCGCAGCCATCAGCGCGTTTGGAGGCTGAGGATTTAACGGTGCCGCCAGATTTAAATTTTCTAAAAAGAGGTTTTCTGTTTTTCTTAAACTCTCCACGAGTTTCACGGTTTAGTTCATCTTCCGCTTCTATTTGCTTTTGGATTGCATTTGCATCTTTTATGTTTTTTGGATTTAAATATTCACCAACTGCGTGTGCTCCAGCGCCAACATAATCTCCGGCTCTACTTGCTGCATATCCAATTTTTTTAGCCCCAGACCTAATCCCACGAGTCAAAACATCCTCATCAGGATCAACTTCTGCTGCTTCAATTTTCATTGTACGACTAGATTTAGTAACCATAATTACACCATCCGCCCTTTAGTCTTACCCTTGGTAGCGCAACCGTCAGCCCGTTTAGAAGCTGAAGACTTGACCATGCCGCCTTTTTTCATTCCACGAGCTTCACGCGGACGACCCGAAGCTGTAACGCCCTCTTCTGCAGCGCCAGCACCAAAAATTTTTGCATCATCTTCAGGTGTAGTCATCATGGGTGCGCGTCCAGCAGCAGGTTTTTTAGACCCTGCCAAATTAGTGGTGTACTTCTTGCCGTTGAACATAAAAGTCTTGTCACCAGAACGCCGCGCTGCAGCAAAAGCTGTACCAAACCGGGATGTCTTTGCAGACTTAGCAAGCCCCATCGGCTTTATGTCGCCTGTTTCTTGATCCCGAGCGCCACTAAACGGATCTACATCATCACCTTGAAATGGGTTTGCCATTTTATTTACCCCTTTTGAAAAAGTGCATCAATTTTTGCTTCAAGCCTGTTAAACCGTTGGTCAATGTGGTCAACAAACTTGTCCATTTCTGCTTGAGTGACGTTATCACGGGCCACCTCTTCTCTAGTTTTGTTAATCAAAATGTTGAGTCGTTGTATCTCAGATGCCTTCTCGTGCCCAATATAGGCCAAGACACCTAACAATACTGTCAACACCATATTCCAAAGCATCATCTCCATATCAGCACTTCCACGCCCGTAGGCTCTTATTGATACGGCTGTTTGGATCGCTAGCGGTTTTAGCGCTAGTTAACTTCTTTTTCATGCCTGTCATGCGGGCGCAGAAAGACTTCTTGCGTGAGCCACCTTCTGGTTGCGGAGCCTTCAAGCCGGGCTTTCCGGGGTTGGCAGCGTTGTACGATGCCCGCCCCTTTGCGTTTAGCCCACCTTTTGGGTTTTTGCCTTCTTTACGTTGCCATGCAGGAGACTTAGCCATACATCACCCATAAATAAGTGTCATGGACGTTGTTCCAGTAACGGTACCGTGCAAGTCAGACTCACACAAAATACCTTCACCGGGCAACGGAATGATGGTGTACCCAGCCGCAGTGCTAGCCGACGTATTGACGGTTATCAGAATTGTTCCTGATGCACCGCCCGCACGAATTACAACTGACCCAGCCGTACCGTTAATTGCATAAATTGTCTTTATGCGGGTACGTTGGATTGCAACCGATTGCTGATTAAGAAAAGGACCGGTTGCCGTCAACGGCTGCGTCGCTAGAACGTCATATTGCATAGTAGGCATCTGAGCCTCCTATTAAACGCTCTGTTGACCGAACAGCGGATCAGTTACGTAGTAGGTAATGAAGCCAGAAAGAGCGCCAGCACCAGCGTTGTTGTCGGTGACAGTAACCGTAACCAGTTCAGTTGCACTCATAACAACGCCAAGGTCATCACCAGCAACTGCGTTACCGACTGCGTAATTGTCTACACCAGCCGTCGCTCCATCAAGCAGACCGTTAGGATCCGAAGGCGAACCATCTTGAGCAATCCAACCAAGGTCAAAATCGCCAGACGCACCGACGGCAGTTGTAACAACAATGTTAGTAACAACGGCACCAGCAGGAAGAATCAAGGCTGGAGCATTAGTAAAGTTGCCAACTTTTACAGTTGTCGTGGTGGCTGGGCCTGCATCAGCAATATAAAAAGAAGCCGCCATTAAGCCAGAACCACAATATGCAGTGCGAGTTTGATCCCCACCGCCCGAACGCCAAATACTCTGGGTAGTTGATAAAGCCATGTTAATTTTCCTTTGTGTAGTAGCACATCGTCATGGATTCTCTACTAAGTCTGCTAGGTCAGTATCCACGACTAAAAAATCCTAGTCCAATACAGCATACAGCAAAAGGGGGGTTTTGCAACCCCCCTCTGTCCTACTTAAGCACCCTGCGATCCGTACATACCGAGCGGATCAGACCAGCCGAAGCTGTAACGCTCACGAGCCTTGTAACGTACGTTACCGGTGTCAAAGTCACCGTCCATGCTGTTTTGCATAGGCGTACGAACAAAATGCTTCATGCCGTTGGGCACGTCTGTGCAAAGGAACCAAGCATCCGGGTCGGTCAACCAGTGGTTAATTGCGTAACCTTCGGGGATCGAACCGTTGTTTTTGATTGCGTTGACATCGTTGTCATTCGTACCAACACGCAGTGAAGTCTCAAGCAAACGAGTTGCAATAAACTGCAGTGAGGGAGGAATAATCAACTTACGGGGCTTAGCGGCGATCAGCAGACCACGCTCGTCCGTCCAAGCAGCGATCTGAATAACGGCGGCTTCCAGAGAAGTCTCGTTAAGGTCAGAAGCGACTGCAGGGATGTTGGAGTTGGTACCGCCAGATACGAGTGGGTGTGAAGCAGAGAACAAAGGTACACCATCACCACCGTCATAAGCGCCAGAGGTATTGAAACCGTTGTTCAACACGTTAGCGGATTTAACTTGCTTGGTATAAGCCATTGAGCGAGCCAAAGCCTTGGTATAACGTGAGGACAGGCTGTCGTACAGGTTGTCTTCGATTGCTTCTTCAGTGATCGAAAAGCCCTGTGCGATGGTTTCGTGGGTATACCGGGCAGTGAAAGCTTCCTGCGCATTGTCATAAGCAATTGCAGCGCCTTCAGACTTGACCGGGGCAGCCCCGAAGCCAGACAGCTTGGTTTCTTCTTCAAACGAACGCTCAGAGTTCTCAGTTTCGTAGATCTCTTTGTGCTCTTCGCCATAACGGCTGTACTCCAGACCAAACAGTGCATTAAGCCCGGGGAGGAGTTCCTTTAGTAGTTGCGAACGTGAAATAGCCATTTTTTACTCCTTAAACACCGAGTTGGTTGTAATACGAATGAACGCCAAAGTTAAACTTGACGATCAAATCGGGGTAAGCATCTAAAGCAGTTGCAGACGATACGTCAACAATCCGCATTGCCAGAGTTTGCGTAGCAGCCAAAGAAGCGCCATTGGTACCCACAACCAGATTTGTATTTGCTAAACCTGTGGTAGCGGAACCAGTGAAACCTGCTAAAGCAGCATTTTTGCCGACAGCACCTGCAGGACCGTTGGTCAATGTACCAAAGGCAGCACTGCCTTGGATTTGATACAACTGATCAGGGTCATCACAAACGCGGATAAGCACGTTTGAGTAGCCGTTGTTGAGGGCGTTAGCGGGCAGATACTGACCCCACAGGGAATAACCCAAAGTAGGATCGGTGTACTGAACACCCATGCAAACACCAACAATACCAGCGGTACCGTTGACAGACGTAGCCGCAAATTCAGGGGCTATTGGGGTAGCAGCGATAGTTGCAGGATTGCCGTTGGCATCCAAAACAATTACGCTACCAGTGTAAAAAGCAGTAGCAACGTTATCCGATAGAACAATGTCACGGATGACGCCGCCGTTAAAGGACTGTCCACCAATCAGGTTGATCGGCTTAAGACCGTAAGGGCTAGAAGTAGCAGCCATTTTGACCTCTCATAAAAAGTTATTTAGAACCAGATCCAAACCCATTTCCACGCGTTGATGTCGACCTATTGTCGCT